GATTCAGAACCTAGGTATTGTCACCAAGGTCCACGCTTCTAACGGTTCCGGATTCATTTATGGTTCTGGTCGTTCTAATGACGTGCCTAATTTGATGGAAGGAACTATTTTCTATGGCTCTTCCAGTAATCAGATGTCGCAGATCAGCCTGGCACATGCCCTGGAATCGGCTTCAATCGGTGTAGTCAGCGGATCATCACAGATAGTCCTGAATGACGCTGATAAGACTGGTTTTGACACCGATGATGTAGCTGAAGGCTCTACAAACCTATATTACACAGACACCCGAGTCAAAACTAAGCTCGACGCCGATGCTGTAGTCTCCGGTTCTAAATCTGATGTTCTGACGTTTTTGAATGTTGCCGATGGTGCGACCAATTACGGCGACGGTGATGTCAAAACAAAGTTGAACGCAGATAACGTACATTCGGGCTCTGCTATTGTTCTTACAACAATCACAGCTTCTGGTGATATCAGCGCAAGTGGTGATGTTACCGCCTCAGGTTTCAGTGGAGATGGCAGTGGCTTAACCGGCTTAACTGAGTCTCAAATTACTGACTTAAGTCACTATACTGATGCAGATGTCAAAACTAAGCTTAACTCAGACAATGTCCACTCGGGCTCTGCAATCGTTCTTACGACAATCACAGCATCGGGTGATATCAGTGCAAGCGGTGATTTAATAGTGAAATCTCTTACCGCTAACTCAGACTCCTTCCCTGTTCTTGGCTTTACTAGGACTACCACGCTTACTGGTGGTAGTCTTAATAATACTACAGGTATTGCGTCTGCTATGGAGTTGAAGACATCTACCACCAACGACATGACCGATGGATTTGGAGGCGGTATTGTATTTACTCTCAACGACGCTACTGTCACTAGCAACAACTATGTGTCTAGAATTTATGCTAGACGTGACGGCGCTGATAACACAGGTCTACTGCAATTCTTCACAGGAACTACAGGTAATAACCCGACAATGGTCCTTAGAGGATCTGGTAAAGTAGGTATAGGAACTACTGCTCCAAGTGAAAAACTATCAGTTAGTGGCAATATAAGTGCAAGTGGCAAGCTCATTGTAAATGAGATAACGGCTTCCGGCAATATAAGCTCAAGCGGCACCATCGCGGCGAGTGTTACTGAGAACTCCGACACCAGTTTTAAGACCGTGATGGTCGATCCCACAACTGGCATACTTTACAGAACCGGTTCCTACGGCGGAGGAGGTGGCGGCGGTACTGGCGAATGGGACGGAACCAGAGACGGCGACGCTGAAATTACCGGCTCACTCATTATCAGCGGTACCTATTTAGACAATCTAGATGTCAGGGTTCCCACTACTATGACCCAGGACCTTGTAGTGACCGGCTCTATAAGCATCCCAATCGACGGAAACGTCAATAACGCTTTCCGCGGATTTGCTGGAGAACTAAACTTTACTCGCCTGCCGGACGATGAAGAGTCGGTGGCGAATATCGGGGCTCACACCATCCTTAAGAGAGCAACGATCGATACCGGTGCTAGTCTCATATACACATCTAGTATTGAGTGGTCGGGTAGTTCTATTTCAGGATCCGCCGCCACATTTGTCGCCAACCAAGGCAACACTGCACCTATGTTATTACTATCTCCCGCTAACCTTGAAGCCAGTACTATATTAAGTGCTTTCGCAAGCACCAATATAGTGACATTTGTGTTTTCAGGATCTAATGTAGACGGATTAGACTTCTGGATGGACACCGTGTCTGCCGGCAACGTTGTAAAAGTTGATATGGCACCAATTGCCGACTCATCTGGTCGAATAGGATCTGAAGAACTTCTCAAGCTTATAGCTTCTGCAAGCGACCAGGCCGTTGAATTACTGAACGCTGAAGGTAAAGTTCACCGTCGTCACAGGGGCTATGAGAGACAATTTGACATCGCAGGCGACGCGATTCATGCTTGTGCTATAGCCTCATACAATGAAGGCGAAACAAGCTTTTACAAACCAGGTCAACATGTAGAATGGCAGACAGGGATGATTCGAACCTGGGAACAAAACACCGGCTATAAACCTGCAAGCAATGACGCATTTATCACCTCTACAACTAAGTTCACTTATGTTTTAGACGGCACTTTACAAAACATACGTGCAACATTTAATGCCCCTGTCACTGCATCAATCCTGTCATCTTCTCAGTATATCGGCCTCGATGGCGGAACATTCTGATATTTATACCAGAGGAGAACTAAATGGCAACTAGAATTACTTGGCCCGGCTCTAGTTCATTTTTCCCAGGTGATACTCCATTCGGGATCTATGACAGTGACAAATACTTTGCGAACGATGCTGACAAAGTAGCAGACTGGTGCGCTCAGCGCCTTGGTTATCCTACGGTCGATATTGAAATGCAGTCCACACAATTTTTTGCGTGCTTTGAAGAGGCTGTTAGTGAATACAGTTCTCAGGTCAATCGCTTCAATATCAAAGACAATCTACTCACCGCAACCGGCCACTCTACAGCCAGTAACTTGACTCATCGTAACGTCAAGTCATCGGGCTTAGACAGCCTTATTCATTTGGCTAAAAATTACGGATCAGAAGCAGGTTCTGGTGGCGAGGTAACGTGGTTCACCGGTTCTGTCATTGTGAGCTCTGGTAGCCAGGTCTATGACCTGACATCCACCGATACAACGGCATTTGAATCAGGTACACCTGGTACCGACGCTATTGAAATCAAGCGCATTTTCCACCAGCAATCCCCGGCCATCAATCGTTTCTTTGACCCTTATATGGGCACTGGACAGGCTACAACTCAGTTCTTAGATTCGTTTGGATTTGGTCGCTACTCACCTGCGATCAATCACCTGATGTTGCCACTCTTCGACGATCTACTCCGAGTCGAAGCCATTGAACTTAACGATACTGTGCGCAAGTCGGCTTATAGTTTTGAACTCCAAAACGACCGTCTCAGGATCTTCCCGATACCTACAAGCGACTTTACCATGTCGTTTCAATATACCAAGACTGCAGATCGCAAGTCTAGTGAAATGGGCTCTCAGTATGTTACATCTGACTTTAGTAACATCAACTATGAGTTCATGCAATACAAGAACATCAATAGCCCAGGCAAGCAGTGGATTAGAAAATACACACTTGCTTTAGCCAAGGAGCTACTAGGTGAAATCAGATCGAAATACGGATCGGTTCCAAGTCCTTCAGGTGAAATTAGTTTAGACGGAGATACTCTCAGAACTGAAGCCAGCGGCGAAAAGGAATCTTTGATTGCACAACTCAGAGAAGACCTTGAACAGGCCAGCAAGCGCAACATGATGGAGCGCCAGAAAGAGATGTCCGAATTTCAACAAGAGACACTAAACAGAGTACCACTAGGAATCTACATAGGTTAAACGTATGTCACTTTTCGGTCACTCTAAAGACATAAACTTATTTCACAGTGTCAACCGTGAGCTCATCAATGACGTAGTTGATATGGCTGTTGATGTTTACAAACCTCATATCGAGGCCAGTAACGAAAACGTTTATGGTGAAAACATCAAGAAAGTCTACCGCACTGCAGTCAGAGTCAAGTGTCTACTTGAACTAGAAGACCAGGCTTGGACAAGCGATACTGTCATCGATGTTAGTCAGAATGCTACGTTTGCATTCCTGCGCCATGAACTTCGTCAGTATTCAAATCTAGTGCTCGAAGTAGGCGATGTCATCCATTGGAACGACATCTACTGGGAAATCGACTCTGTAGTCCAAAACAAGATTCTTTTCAGTAAAGATCCTGACTATGACAAGAGCGAATCTGACACCGGCGACAACTTTTCAGTAGTCTGTGCAGCACACCAGACTAGAAGAGACAAGGTGAAAATAGAACGAGTAAGAATTGGAAATCAATCTAGACCTAGGTTTACATAATGGCACGTAGAGACCAAGAGCGCAGAACACAGAAGACGAAACCTATTGAAATCGGCCTGATGACGGCTGACAGTGCAATTTTGTACTATTTCAATGAGGTAATTCGACCTGTAGTCGACAATGGCGACACACTTGAAAACGTACCTGTTCTATATGCCAACCCTGAACGCTGGGCGAGCATTCAAAAGGGTCAGTTTGTCCGCGACAAAAAAGGTCAAGCTGTACTACCTATCATTACATACAAACGCACAAGCGTAGAAAAGAACATTGTCGGAACTAAGGTTGATGTTACCAATCCGCTGGTTCAATCCAGTCAGGTCACTTGGAACAAGTCTAACCGATATGACAACTTTGCTGCACTCAATGGCGTCAAGCCTTCTAGAGAAATGCACAACGTCGTTATCCCTGACTATGTTAAGCTAGGCTATGATTGCGTTATCATGACCGACTACATCGAACACCTCAATCCTATTATTGAAAACATCAACTATGCAGGCGGTCAATACTGGGGTACATCAACTGCGAAGTTCTATGCATCACTTGATGCTTTCGCCGTTGACCATACAGTAGAAGACGGCGCCGACAGAGCTGTTAAAGCCACATTCACATTGACTCTCAATGGCTACATAGTACCACAGAATGTACAGAAAGCTATGAGCAACTTCAAGCCTGTCTCATATACTGCACGCCAGGTCAATGTTAAAGAACAAACAACGATACAAACGGACATCGATGCCGTAGGCCCTCAAGATGTCCAAGACCAATCATCACAACAATAAGGAGTTATTATGTCACAGAAAAAGTTAACAGAAGCTGAACTCGAATTACTTAAATCATTGCAAACCGAATTCGATACTGCAAAGTCGAGCCTCGGTCAATTAGAAACTCAACTTCAAAGTGTTCTAATACAGAAGGACTTGGTAGTTGAAAAATTAAAAACCATCTTCAAAGAAGAACAGGAACTTGCTGAAAAATTGAAAGACAAGTACGGCGACGGCACAGTTGATCTGGCCAATGGTGTTTTCACCCCTGCCGAATGAGTTTGAAACGGGTCTATGATATTTATACACAGCAACAAGTCCACACTTTTGTAACTTAGGAGAAATTAAATGGCTGAAAAAATAGTTAGTCCCGGCGTATTTACACGCGAAAACGACCTCTCGTTCGTTCAGCAAGGCGTAGCTGAGATCGGCGCTGCAATCGTCGGTCCAACTGCTCGAGGCCCTGTGCTTGTACCGACCGAAGTCTCATCTTATTCTGAATTCGTTGAAATCTTTGGTGAAGCATACGAATCAGGAAGTTCAACTTACCAATTCTTTACTTCAATCGCCGCCAAAGAATACTTGAAAAACTCTGGTGCGCTGACAGTTGTCCGTGTCATGGGTGATACGTACTCAAATGCTAGTTCAAGCTTCTCTGGTTCAGCTAAAGCTGAGCACGATGGTGTCCCTTCTGTTGAAGAGCGCTTGACAGGCGGTACTGAAGTAGCAT